ACACCAATAAGAACTGCATTTCCACTAGAAATTGCATTTTTCTTTGGACTCATATTAATTTTTAAATATCTAACGATTTCTTTAATCCTATCACTTTCCTTTTTTTCTCTGGGTGTTAATTGAAATTGAAATTGTTGAGAATTCCTAAGTGTCATGCCACCAAAAGCAAGTTCAACATTTTCGTTAAATCTAACCCCTCCAAATCTTGCTAGAAATTGTTGCGGATCTTTTCCTGTTGCAGCTGCGATTGCCATTTGCGTCAATCCTGCTTGTGCAGCCTGTACTGCACCACCGCTTGTAAGTGTTCCCTTAAGAGCCTCAAGTGCGTTCTGAGCATAACCACTCAATCCATCCACTCCACCACTTATAAATGATTCTACTGCTCCACCAACAGCAGTTTCAAGAGGATTGAGAGTAGAACCATCCCAAGAAGTTGATGTAGAGTTTACTGGCAATCTATAAGGCATTGGGAGTAAAATTGTTCCTAGAGTTTTACCTCCAGTTCCTTGAGGTGTTGGTGCGCCAAAATCACCAGTGGACAATTTTCCAGGAACGTATTCTATGACATTGATTTTAAACCAATCATCTTTATCTTTTGACTTTTTGATTGGATATTCTAACGTTGCCATTTTTTAAAAGTATTTATTAACTTAATTGAAACTTTGCAAATGGTAAAGTTCTAATATCATTTAATTCTTCTGGTCTTACTTCATATAAGTTTCCAACTATTTCTATCCATGTATATTGCCTTGGTTTTCCCCAGTGAAAATTTATTGCCCTAAACCCCCACTGAAATACATCTGTAACTGCAACAAGAGGATGTGCATCATATTGTATATTCTCAGTTTTTGGTTTATAAACAAAGGTGTAAAATTTTCCAGAATCTGGTACGGGTGTAACATCAGTTAAAATACTCATGATTTCCAACATTAAATCATCAGGATCTTCTATACCAACCAGAACATCTAGAACTGGTGCGATTCTATTTTTACTATTATGAAGAATAGAGTTTCTTCTTTCTTTTAGAGATTTTCTTGGCATTAATTAATACCTAATTCATCTTCTGTGAGTACTTTGAATTCCCAATTTCTATCTTTACAATATTCTTTTGCAGATTCCCACTTTGCCATATTTTTTGCATATTCATAAACCTCACGAATATAACCTTTTGTTTGCCTTTTGGGAACTTTTGGTTTTACCGTTTGTTTTTTTGGTTTAACTTCAATCAAATATTTCTTAATATTTCCATTACTCTCCTTCACTTTGATATAAAAATCTGGAAAGTATCTATGAATTTTTCCGTCAACTGGAGAACGATATGGGAGAGCAATTTCTTCACTTCCCCATTCAAGAATATTTTCATTTTTATCACAATAGACCATAAATTTTCTTTCCCACAGTGAACGATAGATTATATTAGTTGGATCACCTTTATATTTTTGTGGAAATGATGGTTGATATTTTCCTTTATATGCCATTATACATAGTATAGGATTCCATAATAATATTTAGAAATGCCACAGGGACCAGGACCATTTAAGTGGGAGAAGACTAAAAAGGGAAGGTACAAAGCAAAATCAATAGACTCCTCATATTTTCCTGCAGACTCTAAAAGAAAAACCATAAGTGATTTTGCTCCACTTTTTAGAAATCTGGCACAAACTTCCCATTTTGAGGTTTCATTTTCTGGATTTTCTCAACAAGTTGAATTGAGTACTTATATTAAGAGTAGGGGAGTTGATAGTAATTTTATTGTTGATGATTTAGGACTACTTTGCTATAATACTTTTATTCCCACAGCATCATCAACAACTGTTAGAACTCAGGGAAATAGGACAGGAATATTTGAAGAGTTTGCTCATGCAAGAACATATGATTCCTTGCAGTTAACATTTTATGTTGATAAAAAATATAAAGTTTTAACTTTTTTTGAAAGTTGGTCAGAATTCATTCACAGTGGATCTGGATTTAATGAAGCAGATGATAATTATTTTGTTAGAAATCAATATCCAGAAGACTACAAAATGGATTTACTAAAAATATATAAATTTGATAGAGATTATAGGACTGTAGTTCCATATACATTTAAGAAAATATTTCCTACAGGGATTATTCCATTACAAGTTGATTATTCATCATCAGAAATATTGAAACTAAATGTAACTCTTTCATATGAAAGATTTATTACTGATGATGTTATCAGTATTTCATAATAAATAAAAATAATATATTATTTGTTAAATATGCCTTTACCAAAAATTGCAACTCCATCATATGAGTTGACTATTCCATCAAATAAGAAGAAAATTAAATTCAGACCATTTCTAGTAAAGGAAGAAAAAATACTAGTTTTGGCACAAGAGACTGAAGATCCTAAACAAATTGCAAATGCTGTAAAGGATGTAATTTCAAGTTGTATTTTAACTAAAGGTATAAAGGTTGATACTTTAGCAACCTTTGATATTGAATACTTGTTCTTGAATATTAGAGGAAAATCCGTTGGAGAAACTGTTGAGGTTTTGATAACTTGCCCAGATGATGGAGAAACGCAAGTTCCAGTAACAGTAAATCTTGACGATATACAAATTAAAATTCCACCAAATCACACTAGAGATATTAGATTGGATGATAGTTTAGTCTTAAGATTAAAATATCCATCCATGGATGAATTTGTAAAGTCAAATTTTATCAACAATAAAGTCAATTTAAACGATACTTTTGATTTAATTTATTCATGCATTGATCAAGTTTTTAATAGTGAAGAATCTTGGAATGCAGCAGAATGTACTAAAAAAGAAATTGAGGAATTTATTGATCAATTAAGTCCTACTCAATTTCAACAAATTGAAACATTTTTTGATACTATGCCAAAACTCTCTCATGAAATTGAAATTACTAATCCAAAAACTGGAGCTAAGAGTACTGTATTATTAGAAGGGTTATCATCTTTTTTCGCTTAGCAATGTTGCATGAGAGTCTTGCATCTTATTATCAAGTCAACTTTGCATTGATTCAGCATCATAAATACTCTTTAACGGAGATTGAAAATATGATGCCGTGGGAAAGAGAGGTATATATTACCTTACTTCAACAATATATTGAAGAAGAAAACCTAAAGTATCAGCAAAAATACGGAATACAACAATAATAGTTATCAACTATGCGTTCACCACTCTCCAACATTGCAAATACCGTAGGTTCATTCTTCAATAGATCATCAGTATCTTCGTCAGTTTTTACTGGACAAGGTGTAGATAATTCTCAGCAATTTGTTGCTCAAACACAACAGTTTATACAAAATCAGAATCAGACTCAGCAAGTATTAACTACTGTACAGCAGCAAATTATAGGATTACAACAGCAAGTTCAGTTGCTTTCGCAAGGACTTGAAAAAGTAGCAACTCTTTTGCAGCAAGATACAACACAAGAACAAAATTTATTAAATCAAGAAGAAGAAAATAAAAGAAGAAATTTAATACAAAAAACTAGAACTGACAGAGAAAGTGCAATTGAATCTTCTATACAGAATGCATTAATAACTCCTGTTCAAAGAGCAACTGAAAAAGTTCAAGGATTTTTCGGTAGAATTGGAGATGCTTTGAGGATAATGTTTTTGGGATTTTTGGGTGTACAGGCACTCAAGTTCCTTAAAGCACTTAAAGAAGATGATGAAAAGACTATGGGTGAGATTAAAGATCTCGTCCTAAAAAATATTACTTATGCATTAGGTGCATTTGCTGCTTGGAAATTGGGATTACCATTACTGAACCAAGCATTAAAGGGAATGGTTGGTAAGCTAAAAGATATTATTCTTGGTGGTCTCAGAACAGTATTCAGTAATGCATTTAATGCGATTAGAAATATGTTTGGTGGTCTTAAACCACCATCTTTAGGTGCTCAACCTGGAGCAAAACCACCTGCTGCAGCAACACCTAAGGGAACACCACCACCTGCTACAACAACACCTACAACACCTAAAGCAGGAACACCACCACCTGCTACAACAACACCTACAACACCTAAAGCAGGAACACCACCACCCACAGCAGGAACACCTAAAGGAGGAAAACCTACAGCAACACCAGCACCAGGAACTGGTATTGGTTCTAGACTTATGAGAGCTGGTGGAAGACTTCTTGCACCAGTTACTGGATTATTAAGTTTTTTTGGTAGAAAGGAAGAGGGACAATCTAATGTTCAGGCTGGATCTGGAGCACTATCAGAAGTTGGTGGTGCTTCAGTGGCTGCAAGTGGAGCAGCAACTGCTGCAGCACCTTTATTAGCTGGTGGACCAATTGGTATAGGTGCATATGGATTAACTGTTTTGGGTGCTGGTATTGCTGGTGGTCTTGCTGGTGGAAGAGTTTCTGACTACTTTACTGGTGCAGGAGAAGAAAATAGACAAGAGGGACAAAAAGCAACTTTAGATGGAAAACCTGTTGTTTGGAGTAAAGAAAAAAATGATTGGGTTCCAGATCCAAATGCACCTCAAGCAGCACAGGTAACTCCAACTCAGACAATGACTGGTGAATCATTATCACCACAAAAAGAAAAGACTTCAGCACCTACTGCAGTACCTGATGTATCTGACCAGGCAAAAGTCACACCTACTGAAACAATGACTGGTCAGCAGATGAGTAATGAAAAACTTAAAGAACCTTCTGATAGTAACGCTCCATTTTTAGGGAAACCAGACTCTCTTAAACCATTAGAATCTTCCACAAAAGAAGACACAAAGTCTTCTCTAGCACAAATGTCTGCTCCATCCGAACAAATGGCAGCATCTGGAATTCCTGGAGCACCAAATGCTTTTAATATTTCCAGTCTACCTGTTAGTGCAATGAGTCCTACTCAGGATAAAGTTAAAACTGCGGGTATGATTCCTCCACTTGAAGAACCAACTCCAAACGTCATTGTCAACACTATTCCAGTTGGTAAGGAAGGTCCACTTTCAGGAACACCACCTTCATCAGATGTTCCACATATAAATTCATCCAATTCTGATAATTTTTATGTTCTTTACTCAAAATTAAATTACAATGTGGTAGTATAAAATGTCTATAATTAATCCAGTTTCTAATACTCCAAAAATACGACCAATAAAATTTGATTTTGGTAGAGATGCGGAAAATCTCAATAAGTCATTTAAAAGTGTTTTTGGTGGATTAAAGAACAGTCAAGAAAATATAAAAAAAATTAATGATACCTTAGAAAAAAGAGTTGTCTCTAGAAGATCAAAATTTGCAAAACTTTTTGAGGCAGATAGAGTTCAAAGAACATTTAATGCTAGAAAACAAAGGGAAGATGAAATAGAAGCAACTAAGATTCCACCACCAAATACAATGGAATCAATTACTAATGCTGCTTCTGCTGCTGGTGGTGGATTTTTAGGAAGGTTGATGAAAGTAATTGGATTTACTTTGGTTGGTGCATTGTTAAAGTATATTCCACCATTGGTTGGATATGCTGAAGAATTTATTGCAAGATTGGGTGAATTTGGTAGAATTATTGGTAGTTTTACTAATAATACTATAGAAATATTTAGATCTACTCTTGGATTATTAAATTCAATTAAAGAGAATATACTTAGATTAGATTTTTTTGATAGTGAAAAAAGAGTAAAAAATTCTTTTGATGAATTGGTAAAAAATATTGAAGACTTAAGTGGTGATTTTCAGGATACTGTAGATCTTTTTACTACTGATATTACAAAAGAAATTGATGGTGTAACCGTTGGTTCTTATAGTGGTAAAGAGATACCACCAGTGGGTGGATACGAACAAGAAGAACCTACTTTAGGTGAGTCTGGAGGTTCTGGTGGAAATTTTGGAACTAAAGAGCAAAGAGCTTTATTAGATGCTATTTCTTTTGCTGAAGGTACTACAGGAGGTTATGGAATAATATATGGAGGTGCAAATGTTCCTGAATTGGCTAAAGGGGAATTAACAGTAAAGCAAGTTTATGATATGATGATGAGTGGAAAACTTAATGGAAGAAATGTTGGTTATAAATCTGGGTCTAGAGCAACTGGCAGATACCAGTTTATGCCTGATACTTTAAGTGATATTGTTAAAAGTGGAGCAATAAGTTGGAATGAAAAATTTACTCCTGAAGCACAGGATAGGGCAATATTAGCAAGAATTGCTAGTTTTAGAGGAGTCACTCCAGAACTTTTAAAGAGGGAGGGATTAAGTGCTAAAGTATCCAATATGCTTGCTCCTGAATTTGCGTCTCTTCCCACCTATAGTGGAGCAAGTTTTTGGGGACAACCAGTAAAATCTCTTTCAGATATTCAAAAGAATTATCAGCAATCTCTTCAAAAACAACAGGTTCAAACACCTTCGGCAGGAACCGCAAAAGCATCAAGAACATTAACACCACTTTCAGGAACTAGTGGAACTGCAGGTGGTGCTGGAAGAAGATTATCTACTCCATTGAGCCCATTTTTACCTGGAACGGGGGCAACAATTACATCTGGAAAGGGGTGGAGAACATCAACAAATAGTTATCATAGAGGTTATGATGTTGGTGCTGCGACTGGAACACCAGTATATTCATATTTTCCTGGAGTAGTTACTAGAGTTTTAATAAATGGACAGGGTGATGGTGGTTACGGTAATGCTATTGAATGGAAAGATGATATTTATGGGCAAACCCATTTTTATGGACATTTATCAAAACCACCAAGTTTGAGTGTTGGAGCTAAATTTCAAGCAAATTCTTTACTTGGGTATGTTGGAGGTACTGGATACGGACTTCCTAATAAATATGATCCACACTTACATTGGGAAATTGGTCCTAGAGGTTCCGAACAAGATCCAGGAGAATGGTTGAGATCTGTTGCAGCAAAACCATCACAAGCGCAAATGGCAGCAGCACCAAGTCAACCACAAGGACAACAAACTGCACAACAAATTACTCCAGAAAGAAAACCAAAAGATGTTGTTGCAAATGTTCCCCAACCAGTGGCTAAACCTCAACCAAGTCAAGGTGCAGCAGCACCTTCAGGTGGTCAAGGTAAACCACCATCAATCGGAGATATGTTAAATAACTTTATGAAACAAAAACTTCTCTTAGATACTTCCTTCCTCTAATGTCAAATTTAAAGTCATTTTATGAAATTCTAACAATAGAATCAAATGATGGTTCAAAAAGTATTGATCTCATAGATGGTGCTGTTGCTTTTGACTATTATGAAGATATTTTTTCTCCAGTCATTACCGCAAAATTAAAAGTTATTAATGTTGGTAATACTGTAGATGATGGTAGTAAAAGACAGTCCCTGTATGATGGACTTCCTTTAAGAGGTGGTGAAAGGTTGGCACTAAAAATGACACCAAATAAAGAGGGTGTACAAAGTTTTCTTGATTTTTCTCAACCAGATCAATACTTTGTAGTATCAAGTATTACTGATGTCATCATGGAACAAAACAGAGAAAGTTTCACTTTAAATCTGACATCAAGAGAAGCAATTACTAATGAGACTTCTAGAGTTTTTAAAAGATATCCAGCTGAAAATAAAATTAGTGATGCTGTCAAAAGTATCTTAGAAGAAAATTTAGTAACCGAAAATATAAATGAAATTGAAGGAACTTCAAATGTTTATGGATTTCTTGGAAATCTAAGGAAACCATTCACAGTTTTAGTATGGTTAGCATCAAAATCTGTTCCTGAGTCTGAGGGAGGAAATGCTGGATTTGTTTTTTATCAGACAAAGCAAGGATTTAATTTCAGATCTTTGGATTCATTAACTCAACAAGAACCATATAAAGAAAAATATGTCTATGCTCAATCAAATCCAGCATTTGAAGAAAATACTAAAATTAATAATGACTACAAAATCTTAAGTTATTTTATTGATAGAAACCAGAATCTAATTGAAAAATTAAGATTGGGAGCATATGCTAGTTGGAGAATGTATTTCAATCCTTTAGATTTTTCAGTTACTATTCCTGAGGCAGGATATTATACATCAGAGGCTTATAAAGATAGTGTTAAAACACTTGGAGCAAAACCAGTATTTCCCCCAATTTCTCCAGGTTCTGATAAGACTTTGGCAGATGTTCCTACTAGAATTTTTAGTTCAATTTTAGATATTGGAACTTTAACTCAAGAAGTGACCAAAGATAATAATGCAGATCCATCAGAATATCAAGCACAAACTTTGATGAGATATAATTCTCTTCTTACTCAATCATTAAGTGTAATGATTCCTTGTAATGTTGATTTAAATGCTGGTGACGTTATTGAATGTCTATTTCCATTAGTGACAGATTCTGTTGATAAAAAAGAATATGATGAGGAAATAAGTGGTCTATATATGATAAAAGAGTTGTGTCATCATTTTGATGCGTCAAGCTCTTATACTTCCTTAAAATTAGTTAGAGATACTTTCGGGGTTCAAGAAAGATGATTGATGAATCATTATTAAGAAGTAATTTTATTGGGAGAGATGGATTTAGATGGTGGATTGGTCAAGTAGCACCATTTAATGAGAACCAATTAGTTCAAAATAATGGAGGTGGATGGGGCAATAGAGCAAAGGTTCGTATTATAGGTTATCATCCATTTTCCGAAGAAGAGTTAAGTAATGAGGACTTGCCATGGGCACAAGTTCTTTTACCAACAACTGCAGGATCTGGTGGTGGAAATGTCGCATCAAATGCAAAACTAAGACCAGCAGATTCTGTATTTGGTTTCTTTTTAGATGGTGATAACGCACAACTGCCAGTTGTAGTTGGAGTATTTGGAAGAACATCAGAAGTTGAGACTGAGTTACCAT